AAAGATCCAGTTGGTGCTCTAAAATATGAGAGGATAGAACATAGGAAAAAACTCAACTGGTGGGCAAGATTTATTCTTTCCCTCATAGTTGCATTTACATTCTTAATACTCATCTATCTTCTTTTCCTTGGTGACTTAAAAGATGGTCATAGAGATTTGGTCAACATCCTTGTTGGTGCATATGTTGCAGTTCTAGCCAAGTCTACTGATTATTGGTTCAAAGATAAAGAAGATTCTGAGGATAAAGAATCTCAACAGTTACATGAAAATGGTAACGATAAGGACAAAGAAAATGTCTGATTTTAACGACTTTGGGTTTAGTACAGTCAGTGAAGACGAATACCGAGCCCAACAAACCACTCAGGTTGATACTGCAAAAGAAGTTGCAAGTACGGCCACTGCTAGTTTACAGCCTGAGTTAGATAAAATTGAATCTAAAATCTCAAGTCTTACAGATAGTATGAGAGTTATGCAAGATGACCTTGAAGTTCGTAAAGAAGAATTGAAAGACAAGTGGGGCCAGAGAATGAATGAGGTAGAGGAACTAATTTTACCACTACTCAAAAATCTGGCAAAAGATGGAGATAAGAGAGAATGGATTAAGTGGCCAAATAGAACTGACATACTAAACAAACAAATAGACAGAATAACCGCTGTTACGAGAGGCGACTTTTGAGGTGAGTACGTATGGCATATAGCGAAAAGGTGGTGGACCACTTTAACAACCCAAGGAATGTTGGGGCATTAGATAAAGATTCTTCAGACGTAGGGACAGGGCTTGTTGGCGCTCCTGAGTGTGGAGATGTAATGAAACTACAGATAAAGGTTGACGATGAAACTGGTGTCATTTCAGATGCCAAGTTTAAAACCTTTGGATGTGGTAGTGCAATTGCTGCCAGTTCTTTGGCAACTGATTGGGTTAGAGGAAAGTCAATCCATGAGGCAGAGGAACTCAGCAATGTAGATATTGTGGAAGAACTTTCTTTACCACCTGTCAAGATTCATTGTTCTGTATTGGCAGAAGATGCAATCAAGGCAGCAATTAGTGATTATAAATCTAAAAATAATATGGAGTAAGTGATGGCTTTACAAACTCAAACATCAGCAGAATTCTATACAAAGATAGTCAAACTTGTAGAAGAAACAAAATTAAGTTACATGGATGCGGTCATGCATTATTGTGATCTCAACAACATGGAACCAGAGACTGCGGCCCAGTTGATCAATACGAAACTGAAGGCCCAGATAAGGGAGGAAGCTGAGAAACTCAACTATCTCCCTAAGACTGCCAAGTTACCTCTTTGAGATACTTGACAGCTCTTGAATATATGTTATAATACTTTTATACGTTGTTAATACATTGCACATAAAAATAAGGAGTATATATGTCGTTTGCAGAAATGAAAAAACGTAGTAAGACCAACCTTTCATCTCTCATCAAAGAGACTGAAAAAATCTCAAACCCAAATTCAAACTTCGGTGATGCAGATGATCGTTACTGGCGTCCAGAGTTGGACAAGTCAGGTAATGGTTATGCCATCATTCGTTTTCTTCCGGCTCCAGATGGAGAAGATCTGCCATGGGCACGTATCTGGAATCATGGGTTTCAGGGGCCAGGTGGCTGGTATATTGAAAACTCTTTGACTACTATCGGTCAAAAAGATCCTGTGAGTGAACACAACTCACAACTCTGGAACTCTGGTATTGAGGCAAACAAAGAGGTTGCCCGTAAACAGAAACGTAGGTTGAACTATACCTCAAACATCTACATTATCAAAGATCCTGCCAATCCTCAAAATGAAGGAGAGGTAAAACTCTTCCGTTATGGTAAGAAAATCTTTGATAAGATTAATGACCTCATGAATCCTGAGTTTGAGGATGAGTCACCAGTAAATCCATTTGATCTCTGGGAAGGTGCGAACTTCAAGATGAAGATTCGTAAAGTTGAAGGATATTCAAACTATGATAAGTCGGAGTTTGATACACCATCTGCTCTTCTTGAGGATGATGAACGGATGGAAGAAATCTGGAACAGTCAGTCTTCTCTGAAAGAGTTGGTAAGTGCCGACAAGTTCAAGTCTTATGACGAACTGAAAGAGAAGTTGGATCGTGTTCTTGGTTTGGGTGAGATGTCAAAACCTAAACAACAAGAGGTTCCATTTGATGGGGGTGAGGCATATACACCACCACCAAAACCAGCGGAACAGGATGAAGATGATGAGTCTTTAGACTATTTCCAGAAATTGGCAGAGACTGCTTAAGACATCATTGCAGCCGCTGTAAATCCAAAGGTGGATTCACCAGATCGTACCGCGTCAGGTACTTTCACAGTTGTAGCTTGATTTGAGATTGTTGGGTTACTTTGACTATTATCTATATTATTAATTACAACTGGTGAACCACCTCTCGTTGCCATATTTTGTGACCCACCTAATAATTCTGTTGCCTGTCTTAACAGTTCAGTTTGAGGAATAATTAACTCCCCCTTGTGGATTACTGCCATACCAGTTTGTTCCACAGTTCCACCTACTTGTGCTTGAGGCATATCTTTTAGTTCAGCAAGTGCAAGAATATTTCCAGATATTCTTTTTGGATCAGCATTACTGAAAGCTTCAAGACCTTTTCCTAATCCAAATACACCCTTACCTAATTGAACCAACCTGTTTGCATCTTGTTCTGATGTACTTTGTGCAAATTCTTTTATCTTATCCAATGGTGATTCAGAACCAAAAAAACTACCAACCTTTTCAAATATACCACTGACTGCACCTGCAGCTTGACCACCTGCAAAAGCTAACATCCCTGTTCCAATTCCTTTTATACCTTCACCAACTTTTGCAAGTTTATCACCATCAAGAGCTTCAAATTGTTTTGCAAAACCTGAACCAAGTCCACCTATAAATCCACCAAGACCTTTACCCATGTTTGTAAGCAAAGTGGCCAGACTTGCACCAGCATCTCCACCACCTAGTTTATTCGCAACAAAATCTGCTAACATAAGACCACTAAAAAATCCTGCGAGACCAGCTCCAAGAGCAGTCATACCAACTGCAACTGCTGCTGGACCTACCCCTGGCAGTGCAAGTCCTATGGTTGCACCTGCAGCTAAAATTGCACCCATCCCAATCAAAGTCTTTTCATCTGCAGCACTCATGGCAGAGAAAAAGTTTTTCATCATCGTACTTAGATTTTTGCCTGGTACGTCCGTAGATAGAACTGTTGCAAATTTATCTGCTAACATCAATCCACCAAAAAATCCTGCAAGACCAGCTCCCACAGCGGTCATACCAAGTGCTAAACCAGCAGCTGCTGCGGGACCTTTTATGATCCCAACTAATGCACCAAGTCCAAGAAGACCTGCAACTGCTATCAATCCTGCCTCATCTGTACCATTAAATGCACTTACAAAGTTGTTAATCAGAGTACTTAGGTTTTCACCATTTAAACCTGCAGCATTTCCCATTTGTGCAGCAAGATCAGCAAGTAATACACCAGTAAAAAAACCTGCTAAACCTGCACCAACTGCAGTCATTCCAAGTGCAATATCTTTTGCTTTTCCTTTACCTGCAAGACCTGTTAGTGCACCAGCACCTAAGATTGCAAATAATGCTGCTGTTCCTTCTATTCCAGCGCCAGAAAAAGCACCAAAGAAATTACTCATCAGAGTTTTTAGATTGTCTCCATTTATACCTACTGCTGCACCTATTCCTGCAGCAAGATCTGCCAAAAGAATACCAGTGAAGAATCCTGCAAGACCAGCACCAACTGAAGTCATACCTTTTGCAACATCCTTTGCTTTACCTTTTCCAGCCAATCCAGTTAAAGTTCCAGCACCAAGAATTGCAAAAAGAACGGCAGTTCCTTCAACTCCTGCACCAGAAAAGGCACCAAAGAAGTTAGACATTAGTGTTTTTAAAGATGCTCCATCTATTCCTAATGCACCTCCTGCAGATGCAATAAGATCTGCCAGTAAAATACCAGTGAAGAATCCTGCAAAACCTGCACCCAAAGCAGTCATTCCTGCTGCCAGTTTCTTTGGATCTGCTTCTATTTTGGCAGCTGCAACGGCTAAAGCGCCCATGCCTGTCATTAGTGCAACTGCAGTAGGAGTAAATGCACT